GAGTGTATCTTACAACCTATGAATTCGTTGTAATATTCGTCGCTCAGGAGGACGTCATTATCGAACTGAAACTTTGCCTCGTAGTAGGACATTTCTCCTTTGGTGTGGCATAGTCTGAGTATTTCTCGTTTGTAGTTATCGGATCCAGACTGCTCGACGAGATCGGCAAGTTGTTTACTAGATCCATAATAGTCTCGCCAGTCGGAGGGTCTTCTTGTTTTAACTCGCCGAGTTCTTTTTGAATTTTTTGGTAAAGTGTGCGGACGCCAGAAGTTCTTTTTACCGATATATTTCTTACCTGTAGAAAGTTCTGTGATGACATAGACAAATCCTTGATAGTCATCTGGTTGCTTATCGTATTCTTCATTTTCATATAACCACATACAACTATATATTACCCAGAAACGTATGTACCTTTTGGACGATACCACACTTTCTGGTGGTAAAACTTAGCAAGAAGATTTTGTATTTCTTTTTGTCTATTATCCTGAGTTATTCTAAATGCTATCAAAGACATTTCTATTAATTGAAGTTCTTCAACAGTGAGATTAAAGTCTTCGTTTGGTTTAGGCATTTTCGTCTGTGATATCCTCTACATCAGGTCTTCTTCCGCACATAGGGCAAAAGATTGGGGTTTCTCCGTTATCAACCAGTACAATCGTTGTCGATTCGCACTCCTCGCATTCGATTCGGTATTCGTTTTCCACTTTGCTCTAATATCTCCTGTTTACGTTGATCGTCACAGTAAAACCATTCTTTAATCTCGTTAGAAGAACGACCACAACCTTCGCAGTGGTCGTCCTCTATTTTACATACCCTTACACAAGGGGACGGTATGTTAGAAATCGATTTCACAAGCACCACCAGCACATGCTGCTGCGCCAAGAGTATCTACATCAGTAAATACCTTTTCGGTGAGATCATTTTTCCAATCGATAGGTTTGAGACTCTTTTGAATCTTATTCCATTTATGAAGCAAGTAAGCATCTTTCAAACAATATTCAGTTTTCTTCATATCACCATCAAGATAGTTTGCTGCAAAGTTTTCGAATCTACGAACCCAGTCACCACGTGCAGAGTTTTCTGATGATTCTAAACTAATGTCTAGACCCATACCCTGTGCAGTAGAACATGCATCCCATAGATTAGGAAATACCTTCATTGCATCAACTACAAGACCTGATGCAAAGATAGCACCTTGATCATACTTAGCGACTAGTTCATCGGCACTAATCACCTGAGTGTTCGGTGCTTGATTATAGTCTTTATCGCCTGTTGGCGCAAGGAATGAAATACCTGAGAACGAATGGCGATTTTCATAGACATATTTTTCTACTTCATCCCAATCATTAACGATGATTGTATTAGAAACGTTGTGACGAATACCTTCATCTGCACATAGGTCTTCATTAGTACCTTCTACAACCCAACTCTTTTGTGCTTTCTTTACGAGTTCAAGATGCTTTACGCCAAGCAAATCATCTTTGAACATAGAACCGTATTTCGGCACGATAGGGAATGAGATAACAACGTCTGTACCATTCGCTGACCAAACTGATTCTTCTACCATGTATGGGTTTGCACGAATAATCGCCTGAGTAATTTCTGACTCTTTATTCATCTGAATGTTACGAATGTACATCGGTGAATGCTCTGCGTGGATACCTGATGCAGTTTGTAGTAAGACTGACGCATTGCCCGAAGGTTTAACGCAGGTCGTACGAGCAGCAGGGTTGATTCCAATAATTGCAGCGATTTCCTTGTTGATCTTTTTAACGATCGTTGCACCTTTTTTAAGTACACGAGCGTCAAACAAAACGTCAGGATTATTCATCCAACCAGTAATAGATACGCCAAGAAGTGCTTCACGATCAAAGATCTTTTTAGATACTGGACTCAAGAATTTAAAGTCAGTGTATCCTGCCTGTAGTGTACCAAGGATAGCACCTGCTCTACATGCCTTATAGAAGTCTTCTTCGGTGACACATTTACCACCGTTGATTTCTGTTAGGTTACAACCTTGCCAACCAGACTCGCCTTCGTACTGAGGATACATACCGATCTCAACACAAGGGTTTGTAGTATGTTCTTTTGAAGTTGTAAAGTAAAATCCTGGTTCCCCAAACGACTTAACAGATTCCATAATGTTAGAAAACATTTCAGGAGTTGCTTCGTCACGCACAATAACTGCTGAGTTGTTTGAACGACCACGCTGTGGATTATCAACAAACCAATTACCAGTTTTTGCAGTCATCATCTCATTATCTTCAGGAGAAAATAAACAGATCGTTGCTGAACGACGAACGCCACCCGACAGTACCGCATCAGCAGCATGCATACAAATATCATAAACCATAAGAGGCGTTACTGTAGCAGGTTTCTTTGAATCAATCACCGTACCTTGTAGCAAGTGTTCAATCTTATCCAAAGATTTACGCAGACCCTCTGGTCCTGGTGCTTTAAATCCACCTGAAATCTTTGCACCCTTCGGACGAATATTTGATAGATCAAAGAATACTCTACGACCTTCATAATCCGGATGCTTACTATCACCTACGAAATAAGATGACATCAATACGTCAAGTGCTGATGCCCAACCTTCGATAGAATCTTCAACGATGTAACCTTTTGCTTGCTTGGTTCTCTGTTGAATCTTCGGTAATTTAGCAACATGGTGAGTTTGTACTGAGAAACCAGCACCTGCTCCACATAATAAAATATAGAAAAACTCTCCAAAGAAAGCAGGTCTATCGGCATAAGAAGATGTACAGTTGTACATACGCATCTGATGCTTTTTTAATTGTTCACCGCCAAACTGTAATGCACGTTGTGCACCAAGGACACGTTGCTCTTTGTATGCTGTACGTGCTTCTTCTATGAACGGATTTAATATTTCTTGATGCTCTGAATAATTTTCTTCATGCATCGATAAGACACGGTCTACTGCTTCGTCCCAAGTTTCGTATGATCCCTCTTCATCCTTGAATCTGGAATAACTATCATAGAATTTGGTTTGAGACAAAAAATCCCTTGTGTCTGCAAAACGATTTTGCATACCCATTGTATCCTTTATAATTGAAAATTTTAGTGTTAGTGATATTATATAGTATTTTAGGGATTTAGTAAACCCCTAAAACGCACTATATTTGAATTAAATTTTGCTTTTAACAAAATATTTTTTTATCATTTCTATTTGATCATCATATTCAGCAACTGCTTTGAGTTCAATTTCAATTGCTTCGACGATATCACTATGCTCGCCGATCCCCGCAGGGTTGTTTAGATATACTTCAATATTTGCCAAATGTTTATTCACATGCCCTTGCGCATGAGAAATCACTGCCTTCAATAATGTTTCTCTCACTTTCTTCTCGCTTTCTCAAGTGCTCTGGAACCGAACCAGAATGATATAATTGCCGCGAAGATCGCTTTCGTATCTTCGTCCCATAATAACTGAATCGCTTCAGCGAAGTCTATACCTTTATCTAGTGCTGACATTAACAGCGTGATTTCGATAGTAACAAACAAACCAAAGAAACCATATGTGATAACTGGTCTTACAGACTTTTGTAACCCAGAGATAAACCCTGTTCCTTTGTTAATACTTATATCGTGTTGAATCAGACGATCGTGCTCTTTATCTGCACCCATCTGATCATACATTTTCATTTCATGGTCATACCCACTTGCTTTGAGTTCTGCCATGACTCTCATTTTTTCGATTTCGTGTTTGTTATCTGCCTTGCGCGCAAACGAGTCTGCGATCGCAGGAGCAGCAGAACCTGCGAATCCAATCAATGATCCTAATAACGATAACATAATTTTCTCCTTTTACCCACCTCTGGAATATAGCGTTGCTGCCTCAGATGCAGTTAATGCTTTATTAAATATTCGAACTTGATCTAAGTAACCATCAAAGTTTTCATTGGCATTTCCTGTGAAATTACCACCCAATGCCCAACCAGCAGTACCTCCATGACTACTGCCGCCATTATTTGCAGTTAATCCACTTGCGCTGCCATTAATGTAAACTGCACTAGAAGCACTATTATTTCCTGCCACTGAATAAGTTAGATGATACCACGTATTCAGCGCAAATGTGTATCCACTCCAGTACCAATGGCCATTCCCACCATACATAATCATAGGTTGCACATTATTCGTGTTTGCCCAATCATATAAACAAATAGTCACTCTTTGTGAACCAATGGCGGTATTCGTAACAATATTATTGGCACCATTATCTAAATTATTAAGTCGGACCCATGCACTGACCGTAAATGGATATGAAGTTACCACATCTGGTAAATCTAATACAGCATCACCTGATAAAGGAGCAAATGAGTGTGATCCATATTTGGCAGTAGTACTGTATCCACCACTGCCACGCTTATATCCAGATGCATCAAAGTTACCGCTGACGTCTGTACCATCATTATCAAGTTTATAAAGCGCAACACAACTATTATCGAATAGAATATCTAGTGTGTGTGCCCCAACAAGTGATACTACTGATGATGTTGTGCTGACATGTGTACCGTCTGTTGCCTTTGCTCTAAACGTAAATTGTGCTGCACTGTCAATTCCTGACGCTCCATATAGATTAAATGTACCATCATTATTATTGATTACGCCTGAATTAGCAGTACCTGATGCACTATCTAATCCAACTGGATTAGACGGTACGGTTTCATATGAGTATGTTATCGGAAATCCTTCAAAATCTGATGCTGCCAATACCGTAAAAGTTGCACTATCGCCAGGAGATACAGTACTCGTTGATGCCAAAGATGTAGTGAAACTTAATGCTTCATTTGGTCCAGAAAATACTCTGTCGTATTCATTACCATCATAAAGGTATAGTGCTTTAGTGTTTTTAGCATAGTGCAGTGTTCCGGAATCAGGTACTGCCGCAAACAATCCTATTGAATCAGCATTGGTTACACCACTGCCACCGCCACCACCAGCACCCAATGACACATTTCCAGTGTTTTCTGCTTCAGTGAGTCCGAGCATTTTTGC